CTGGCTATGTTCGGATGTTGAATCCGCCGTCGTGCGCTCGGTGTTCGCTGTTTGCCGGGAAGTTCTATAAGCACAACGCCGGGTTTCTTCGGCATCCTGGCTGTGATTGTATCCATGTGGCGTCCACCGAGGGCGCGGTCAATGGCGGCAAGTCCGAGGGCTTGATTGAAGATCCTTACGAGTACTTCCAGGGCTTGTCTGAATCCGAGCAAGATCGCATATATACCAAGGCGGGCGCGCAGGCTGTGCGCGATGGCGGCGACATCTTCCAGGTGGTCAACTCCCGACGCGGCATGAAGCCGGGCGGGCTGGTCACGACGGAGGGCACAACTAGGCGCGGCGCCTTCGGATCATCGGCCGGCGCCGGATTCAAGAAGACTGCCGAGTCTAAGTATCAGCGGTCCCGCATGCAACGGCTGACGCCTGAGGGTATCTATTCGCAGAACCTTCCACGCCAGCAGACGTTGGCGTTGTTGGAGAAGCATGGCTACCTGTTTTCGCAGGGCCAGAATCCTACGGGCGTGATCCGTGGCGCCGGGTTCGGGTTTAGCTCGAAGGTCAGCTTGACGGCCGCGCAACTGCGCCTGCGTGATGCCACGCTGTCATGGGATGCGGTAAAGGCTGGCCGCAACCCATACGGTAAGGGGCCGCTGACACCGCAGCTCGCAGCCCAGGCAGAGACCACTTTCCGCCGCTTCCTTGCCTCGAATGGCGAGATTTTCGTCAAGTAGGCCACCACTAGTTTTCCCTTCCCGTGAGATGCGGGCGGGGTTATTTGCCGTGAGATGCGGCCAAATGAAGGAGTAGTAAATGGGAGATCTGATCCCTGCGGTTGTCACGCCGACACCCGCAGTACCCGCGCCAGTTCATGCGACTGTCACCCCGGAGCCTGCCCCCGTGGCGCCCGTGGTGGCTCCGGAAGCGGACGGCTTCAAGTCCAAGGAATCCAAGGATGCTGTTCTTGCCGACCTGGCTTCTGTTCGTCAGGAGCTGGCGGCTTTCAAGGAACGCGAGGCGGAGGCTGAGAAGGCCAAGCTGAGCGACATTGAGCGTGCGAATGCTGAGACGGCTGAGCGCGCCAAGGATGCCGAGGAAGCAAGGGCTGAACTGGCCCGGTACAAGATCGCCGCGAAGCACGGTATCACCGACGAGGACGACCTTGAGCTTCTGGCCACGGCGTCCACTGAGGAAGCGATGGAGCGGCTTGCCGCTCGTATCGCCACTGTTCCGCAGACTCCCGGAACTCCGAAGCCCGACCTTTCAGGCGGGCCGCGCAATGAAAAGACCGGCACTCTGGCAGAGCAGATCGCTGCTGCCGAGAGGGCCGGCGACAAGTCCGCTGTTGCGTCGTTGAAGGCGCAGCAGTTGGGCGCACTGGCAAATAACCGAACCTAAAATTAGGAGGCCATTGTGGCTGGAATTACCGGGCAGGGCACTACTTTCAACCTGCCGAACTACGTGGGCGAGCTGTTCGCAGCTACCCCGGAAGACACCCCGCTCCTGTCGTCCATTGGCGGACTGACCGGCGGCGAGTCCGCTGGTGCGACGTTCTTCGAGTGGCAGGGTTACGACCTGCGCGCCGGGGCGGACAACCGCCAGCGCCTTGAGGGCGCCGACGCACCGAACGGCGAAGAGCGTGTGCGTTTCAATGCCTCGAACGTGCTGGAAATCCACCAGGAAGCGGTGGAAATTTCCTACACCAAGCAGGCTGCGAACCGCCAGCGCTCCACGGGCGGCCAGCCTGACGTGACGGTTGGCGGCACCGTGATGCCGGCGGACGAGCTGGCATGGCAGCTTGAGCAGCAGTTCAAGCAGAAGGCCTTCGACATTGAGAAGACATTCATCACGGGCAAGTACGCGAAGCCCGCGGACAACACGGCACCGCGCAAGACTCGCGGACTGCTGGAAGCGATCACCACCAACGTGGGAACCGTGGCCGGCGGGATCCTGACCGAAGACGCCGTGCTGGACCTGTTTCAGGACGTGTGGGACAACGGCGGCATCCAGATGGGCGAGACCCGCACCGTCATGGTCAACTCGACCCTGAAGCGCGCCCTGACGAAGATCTTCATCAAGGATCGCGGCTACCAGGAATCCACTCGCAACGTGGGTGGCGTTGACCTGCAGACGTTCGAAACGGACTTCGGCAAGGCTAACATCATGCTTTCCCGTTATGTCCCCGTGGACACGCTCATTGTGGCGTCGCTGGAAGAGCTGGCCCCGACGTTCCTTGAGATCCCCGGCAAGGGCCACTTCTTCGCCGAGCCGCTGGCCAAGACTGGATCTGCCGACAAGGTTCAGATCTACGGTGAGATCGGCCTGAAGTACGGCAATGAGAAGAAGCACGGCAAGCTGACGGTGACCGCGTAGTGCGCGCCGTATCGGGCAAGTACAAGAGCTTGCGCGTGGGAACGTCTGATGGTTCCGTGAAGTTTGTCGATGGCGGCGCGGAAGTGACCGAATCTCAGGCTGAGGTCCTTCGCGCACTGCCTGAGCACTTCGAGGTGACCATTGAGGGCGCCCTCGAAGAGCCGAAGAAGCTGGAAGTCGACGACGGCGGCGGCGACGGCGCCCCCGAAGAGCCGAAGGGTAACGCCGCACTCGATGAGTGGCAGGCGTATGCCGTGTCCAAGGGCATCCCCGCGGAGAACGTGGCGGATCTCAAGCGCGAGGAAATCAAGCAGCTACTCGCTGAGTAAGGTGGTGCGGTCATGGCTGCTCTAGCTACATGGGAGGATGTTCAATCGCGCCTCCTGGGCCGCACTCTCACCGTTCCGGAGCAAGGGACCATTACCGTCTGGATCGGGGATTTGGAGTCGGATATCCGGCGCCGAATCCCCGATGTGGACGATCAGGTTGCTGCTGATGTGAACTTCGGCCAGCAGGTCAAGCGGGTCATCTTTGCGGTGGTCAAGCGGGCTCTGGACAATCCCAAGGGATTGCGCCAGTCCACGGTTTCCATTGACGACTATTCGCGCACTGAGACGGTTGACAAGGCCAATTCGTCCGGTGAGCTGCGATTGTCGGAGGATGACTGGAACGACCTGATCCCGGCAATGGAGAGCGATGCCTTCAGTATCCGTCTGGGCGGCATGTGATGGGTCTCGAGTCCGACCTGTTGCAGGCCCGCGTTGAGGCCGAGGCGATCATGCTCAACCTTTGCACCGCCCGCCGTCCTGGCGCCGAGTTCACGGACCCGGACGGCGTGGTGGTGACTCCGCTGGTGGATGTGTTCACGGGCCCATGCAAGGTGCAAACCACTGTCGCACAGGCCGCGTCCCCGACTGCTGGCGGTCACAAGTACACGGTGGAGAATTTGCAGCTGCATTTCCCGGCGCGTGCGAGCTTGCAAACTGGCGACGTCGTGGAGATCGCGCAGGCTGTGGATGTGGAGACCGGACTGCCGGATCTTGACATTCAAGGCAAGGTGTTCCGGCTTGTGGAGTTGGCTCGTAAAACCTTGCGCACCGCGAACCGCTGGAATGTGGAGTTGGTGACGGCGTGACTTTCGAGATGGACATGTCGGAGGTTACGGCCGTCGCTAACGGGCTCGGGAAGATTTCGGCACGTGCCCTTGATGATGTTGATGCGGTCCTGAAGAAGGGCGCGCAGAAGATCAAGGATGGCATGGTGGCGGACGTCAAGGAGTCGTCCCACTTCAAGGGCATGGCGCGGGCGATCAGCTACGACTCGCACTATCTGCCGGGCCGGGCGCAGTACGAGATCGGACCGGACAAGGACCGCAAGGGTGGCGCGCTGGGGAACATCTATTACTTCGGGACTTCCCGCGGTGGTGGCTCTGGCGACATTGACAAGCAGCTGAATCTTGAGGCGCCGCGGACTCTTGAGTTCCTGGCGCTGCTGCCGGCGAAGTGGGAGGGGCTTCTGTGAAGGCCTTGACTGATGCGCTGGCGGCGTTGCTGCCGTCCACGGTGACGGTCCACCGGGGCACTGTCCCGTCCCTGCCAACGTTCCCGTACGTGCTGGTGATGGCAAAAGTCCCTGATGCTTTGGAGCGCTCGCAGGCGCGGCGGAAGTTGCTGACTGGGGCGCGTGTTCGGTGCACGGTCGTTGGGCTGTCCATGGATTCGGTGCTGATTATCTCGGAGCGCGTCGTGAAAGCGATGGACGGGGCCCGAATCGATCCGCCCGGATGGGTGACTGGTTCCGTGGAGAACGTACCCAATTCGCAGTGGATCACCGAGGACACGGACGTGACGGACATGACCTCCAAGAAGCACCCGCTCTACGCGGTGCTGGACTTCATCGTGACGGCCTCGCAGTCGCCCGCCTGACCTGTTCCGCATCCGATCATTTACCGGCCCTTACGAGGGCTTTTTTTATTGCCCAAAACAAGGAGCTCCACATGTTCATTTGGGTTCGTGACCGGGCTACCGGGCACAGGTTCGACGTCCCAGAAGGTGACTCCCGGATCCGTGACGGCCTGCTTGTGCCGCTGAAAGACAAGCGCTACCCCAAGACTGCTGTGGCGCGCAGGCCTAAGCATTCAATCAACCACAAGAAGGAGTCGTAATGACTGAAATTCCGAGCACCCCGGCAGACGGCAACACCCTTGTGTTGATCGTCCCCACCCTGGCAGATCCGTCCGCGCCGAAGCTCACGGAGACGGCGACGGCTGTTGATATCTCCTGCTATCTGACGAGCTCCGGTTGGAAGCCGTCGCTGGCCGAGCAGGTCATCAACGACGAGCGGCTGTGCTCGACGGAGACGTTCGAGCAGCCCGGCCGCAAGACCAACTCGCTCGAAGCAGAGTACATCGACAACACGAACTCTGAGAACGAAGCGGAGTTCAACAAGGCGAAGGACACGTTGGTTCCCGGCCTTGGTCAGTACGCGATCATCCGCACTGGCAAGCCGTACGCCACGCCCCTCGCGGTCGGGGACAAGGTGAAGGTTTACCCGATCAAGGGCGGCGAGTACAACGAGCTCCCCCCGGAGGCCAACTCGGTTCTCAAGATCGCGCAGAAGCTGTTCGTTACCGGATCGGTCACACGCCCCATCCTGGCTGCTTAGTCGGCCCAAGCACTACCTGCCCGCCGCGTCTTGTGGGAGCGGCGGCGGGCAGGTATCCCACACTTCCCACTCACATTTTTAGGAGTTACCTTGTCTCTGAAATTGAAGCGGCCCACGGCCACGGTTGATCTGTGCATGGATGGCACGCTGCGTGCCCAGTGGGAAGAATTGGACGCCGAGCTTGGACGTTTGCGCAAGGAGCGGCTGACGGACCCGCGCCTGAACTCTCCCATCCAGTCCATGGCCAAGGCGGTTGTTGACCTGCAAGAGGCGATGCGGGCCGAGACGGTCACATTCACCATTCAGGGCATGCCGCGCAGCGACTGGGAGAACCTGCTGACGGCTCACCCGGCACGCGAGGACAACCCCGGCGATAAGTCTTACGGCTTCAATCCCACGGCGGTCACGGAGGCGGCAATTGCCCAGTCCATCGTGAAGGTCGAGCAGGGTGGGAAGCCCGTCAAGTTTGACCCGGCGAAGGAGTGGGACGCGCTGGCCGATGACATGACCAACGCCCAGTACGAGGACTTCTTCATTGCAATCCTGAAAACGAATCGGGGCAGGCAGGACATCCCTTTTTCCGTAAACGCATCAACGGAGATGCGACCCTCCGAGCAGAGCTAGAGATAGCGCACTCGCTCGGGATCAGCTTGAAGCGGTTTCTTGGGTGGGAGCCGAAAACGTTCTACGGCTACGACGACGAGGGCCGCATGGTCGCGTCGAAGCAGGAGCCTGAGTGGGACGAGGTTGAGCAGAATTACATGCTCGCCCTGGCTGAGTATCGGGCGTCCAAGTGTCCGGTGTGCGGCGGGCCCATTGACGAGTGTACGGACCCGGCGAACGAGGGCAAGTTCAGGACTGAGTTGCCCACGCGCTGCCACCGGCAAACGTCGCTGCTGGCCGCTCAGGAGGGCTTGGACGGCGCCAAGTATGCCGGGGCGCTGATGCTCACCACGAGGCTAACCTAGCGGCGCGCCTGAATGTCTGCGGCTTTGCGGTGGATGCCTTTGATGACGAGGCGTCCACCGCCGAAGATGCCGCCGACGACGAGCACTAGCCCAATGAACGGGCCCGCGGATCCACTGGCACCTACCGCGATGCAGGCTAGGCCGCCGATGATGCCAAACGCCATGAGCGCATCTCCCCACCCCAAATTCTTCATCCCGTGATCCTACACGGCCAATTCTGAATAGTAGGTGGTCACCATCGCGGATCGGTCAATCACAGTCCGGCTTGGGGCGAATGTCCAGGGCTTTGTTGCTGCCTTCAAAACGGCCGAGCAGGCGGCGAAGGACTTTGGTTCACGCTCTGCTGCTTATG